AGTATCTACGCGGTTCTCTAGACAACGACAGACAACAAAGCTGGCGCGCGCCGAGTGTAGAGAATCCATCTAAAGCCATACAAGGCGCGGCAACGCGCGCAAAAGAGCTGGTAAGTGAGCGTACATACCGGCAAGAATGGCTTGCAGAGTTTGTAGAGGATGGTGGTGGCGTCTTTAGAGGAGTGCGTAAATGCGTGAAGGAACATGCTGTGACGCCGGTGGCCGGTCTGACATATGTCATCGGCGTGGATTGGGGCCGTACTAACGATGCGACCGTATTTACAATCATCGCTACAGAGACGATGCAGGTAGTCCACATCGCTAAACTGCTGGATGTAGACTACGCGCGACAAGTAGCACAACTGACGCATCTTGCTACGATATGGAATCCGTATGCTATAATTGCGGAGACCAATAGCATGGGCGGTCCGTTGGTAGAGAGCCTTCAAAGAGCCGGTTTACCGGTAGAAGGGTTTGCGACAACAGCGCAAACGAAGCTGCCTTTGATTGACGCTTTGGCGCTGGCCATAGAAAGGCAAGACATCGGTCTGACTAACAACATTGAGTTGTTAGCAGAATTAGAGGCATACGAAAGTGAGAGATTGCCATCGGGCGTTGTGCGCTTCAGTGCGCCACAAGGAATGCATGATGACCATGTCATTTCTTTGGCTTTAGCATACAGAGCGGCGCGCCGCGCTGGTCCTCTCGTTTTATTTGAGGCATAACTTTATGCGGCCACCTTCTCTCCACAATCTATTTACAACACACAACACTAAAACAGTTATCAGCATACCCGCATGGGCGCAACAGATGGCCGATGGAGATTCTATCGGCGGTAATCCGCAAAGCGCATACACGCGCGCGCCACAACTCTATCGCGCCGTTCAAATGCGCGCAAACTCTTTATCAGCCGTTCCATTTGCCATACACGACACGCGCGGCAACATCGCCGAGTGGCCGTTCCCGCAACATCTATCGCGCTTGCTTTACGAGCTGGAAGCGTCTATGTGCATAAGCGGCGCTGGCTTTGCACTGAAGTTAGAACCGGCCACCGGTGGTAGCCGCGTTGTCGGTCTGCAAGTGTTGGCGCCCGACACTGTGCGCGTCAAGATGCTAAATAATCAACTGTCCTTTGAGCAACAACTGCGCGGCCGCATCTATGGGCCTTGGGATAGCAAGCGCATGCTTTACATCCGTGAGTTTAGCTTTACAGACGAGATAGGACATGGCCTTGCGCCAGCGCGCGTTGCTTTATCTGCATCAAATCTGCGCATCAGCATGCAAGAGTTCGCCACCGGCTTCTTTGCCAGCGGCGCACAGCCTTTGACGCTCTTGACGATGAGCGGCAATCCACCGCCGATGGAAGTAGAACGCACAGAGCGCTTCTTCAAACGCAAGATGACGGGTATCGTAAACGCATGGCGCGTTCTCGCGCTCAAAACTGATGTCACAGTCCAGCCGATTACGCCGCACATAAACACAATGGCAATGCCAGAGTTACAAGAGACAACAACACGCGAGATAGCGGCCGCCTTTGGCATACCGTTGTCCTTGCTGACGAGCGACAGCGCCAACTACGCGACAGCGCAGTCAGACACGCGCCTTTATTACGAGAACACAATAAAGCCGCGCTTGACGCTATACGAAGACGCCATCAACCGACAGTTGTTAGACGACCTGAATTTAGCATTGCACTTTACGCCAGAGATGTTACCGGTCTATCAAGAAGATGAGGCCGAGCGTAGTGGCTCACTTCTAAATCTTGTAAACGCTGGCATGCCGCTTGCAGACGCGATGTCTACTTTGGGCTATGTCATGCAAGATGTGGCCGGTCTCTCTACGGCTGATGGCGCTGAAGGTGGTGGCGCGGCTGGCGCGGTGGCGCCAGCTTCTGACGGAGACGCGATTGGCACGGTAACACGCATCGGAGGCATTGACGCTGAGCGCGCTGTAACAATGTGCAATCTAGTGTCCACCGGTGAGGCAGACCCGATTGTCGTACGCATCGCTTTGACAAGCATGGGATTTACAGAGCAACAAGCGGCCGCGATGGTAGACGCGGCCGCGCGCTTCGCTGTACGCGTAGCGGAGGCGCCGCCGAGTAAAGCGCTGGCGCTGTCTGCATATCAAGAGACCGCGCATGTGGACAACATGCAACAAGAGGTAAAAGCATGGGCGAAGGTGGCGTCACGAGACCGCGCGCGCGCCGGTCACTTTATTTGCGAACATATCGTTCCAGAGCTGGAAGATTGGTGCAAGCTGAAGCTGTCTAACAAGGATTTAGACGCGACAGCCATCTTTGAGCATCTGTTTGTAAAGGAGTTGCGTTACCGCACACAAGCCGAGAAGGCGGTGGCCGGTAAGATAACAAGCGTGTTCAAGAAGTATGCCGCGCCTTTAGAGAAGGCGGCGCTCACCGGTAAAGTGCCAATACAGACACTAGACGCGATGGCCGCTGAGCTGGCCACCAAGCTGACGCCGGTGATAAAGAATGTTTTTGTGACACAACTGCGCGCTGACGCTTCCAGCTTTGGAGAGCCGGTAACGCCATCCACATATACGACAACAGCGCAAGATTGGGCCAACAATCACACAATAGAGTTAAGTCAGCGTGTGACAGCGACAACGAGCAAAGACTTGCATAAAGCGATAGAAGAGATGGTCAGAAGTCCCAACATGCCAATCGGGCAGATAAACCGCGCTGTACGCGCGCGCTTGTACAAGACCTTTAGTCCGTACCGCGTAGCGATGATTACAACGACTGAAGTCACGCGCGCCAAAGCTGGCGCCACCAATCAGTACACAACAATCTTAGAAGACGCTGGCCTCAAAGTAAACACGCGATGGGTCACACGCATAGACGAGCGCGTCTGTTACATTTGCGGGCCTTTAGACGACACGATGGCCGATGTGTGGCAAACGCAACATAGCGATGGGCCGCCAGCGCATCCCAATTGTCGTTGTCGCATCTATGTAGAGAAGAAGAGATGAGCAGCTTCAAACTAGAGGCAAAAGGTTTAGACCAACTTGCGCAAGCGATGACGACCATTCCAACGCGAGAGTTTTTGAAGCGTATAACGGCCACCGCCGGTTTGACGGCTAAAGGCCGCCTTGCTTTTAGACCGCCAGAGATGGCCGCAACTCCTGGAACAAAAGGAGAGTCTAGCAACGGTAATGTGCCAGCGGCCGGTAAAGCGTTTTGGAGACGCGGAGATGGCGGCTACTATGTTCCAAAAGGTGGTGGCAAGGGCAAGAAGAAGCTTCTATTGGCCGCTATCAAACGCGCTGACAGCGAAAACCTTTACGAGAGTTGGGAGATTACAAAGAGCAACGCTGGCATGATTGTGGATGTGCAGAGCAACGCGTCTTATGCTGGCTATGTGCAAGGCGGCAAGAGAGATAAACCGGTTCAAAGCGATGTTATGAAGCGCCGCGGATGGGACACAACCGATGAGGCCGCCAAGTTCGTAGAGAGTGAAATAGGCGCAATCATAGAGAAGACCATCAAAGGCTTCTTTCAAGAATGGCTAGCGCGCTACGGTATAACAGCGCGCTGATGCAAACGCCAGCGCCAGCGCTTGTCGCAGAAGGCGCGGCCACCGCGGCCGGTGGCGCGGCCGGTGGCGCGCGGCCGCTTACCGGAGAAAACGGCTGGAATCACGGAGCGGAGCTGGCGCAAGGTAGGGCCTACGCGACACCAGACGCGATCCTAAGGCCTACGCCACCGCTACCGGACGCGCCGGTGCCTTTTGCGGCTGGCGCGCCGTTAGAAGACGCGCCTGATGAGGACGCGCCAGCGGAGGCCTTTACAGCCTGTCCACCGGCTACTACGGACATCGCGTTCAATCTCGTACAGCGTCAGGTGGCGATAGATGTGGCGCGCTATGGACCTTTAGACCCGACACAAGACAACAATCTCTATTGGGAAGAAGCCGCTACCGCTTGGCGCATGGATGTAGAAGCGGTCAAACAAGCGCGTTGTGTCAATTGCGCCGCCTTCAACATCACAACAAGCATGATGGATTGCATTGTAGATGGATTTGGAGGCGCTGAAGCGCGCAATGTCGCGCGTGTCGGCGGTATGGGATTTTGCGAACTGTTTGACTTTACATGCAACGGCGCGCGCCGCTGTGATGCGTGGATAGCTGGCGGCCCGATAACTGATGGCCTTCAACAATCGTTGTTAGATGACGCTTCAGCAGAAGAAGATTTACAAGGCGATGCAGGCAAAGCGGCCACCGCCGACATCGTTGTTCCAGCGTGGATGCGCTCAAACGCCAAACAAGGCTTGGAATGGCATGCTGAAGGCAAGAGCGGAGATGGCGTCACGGACAAGACATTGCGTGAAGCGCGCGCGATGGCGGCCGGTAGCGTATCTGCAAATAAAGCGATGCGTATGGCGGCTTGGTTTGCGCGACACATGAGTGATTTAGACGCGCCTGACGCGCAAGTAGGCGCTAAAAATTATCCGTCTGCTGGCGTTGTCGCACATGCGCTTTGGGGAGGAGGTACGCGCACTGAAAGCAAACGCGCCGCGCGATGGGCCGCAAATAAACGCGATATGACGACATCCTGACTAAAACAATGGTATGCTAACAAGAGGTACGAGACATGGATAACTACATAAACGACAAGATAGACTTGATGCTAAATGGAAGCGCTGTCAAAGCGCTCGGCGATGGCCGCGTAGGCGGCTACCTTGTGCGCTATACAAACGCTGACGCGCCAGATTTACAAGGTGACTTCTTTACTCCAGAGACGGAGCTTGGCTTCTATGAG